TAAGAGGGGGTATCTACTATGGCTACACCAATGACAGCGAAAGAATGGCAAGAGTGGATTGAAAAGACTTGGAATGAATGTAAAGAAAGAGCATGGAATGAAAAGAACATACAACGAGATTGATACAATGATGCGTCGATTGGTAGATGCATCGTATGAGAAGTATGGATCGTATGCACATGCAGCTGGAATGCTACAGAGTCAAATGACTGCACTACTAGCATATGGCGATTCATTCGGACGTGAGAATGCAATTCGTGGTATTGAACGATTGATTACTGAACTGGAGCGTAAAGATGGATGAATATTTAAAGTGGATGCTACTCGATAGCATGAAGTATGCAGCATATGCAGCGATCGTGTTTTCAGTCGGAATTGGATCGTACTGGCTGTATGAATTCTTGACTTAATTACAGAAGAGGGGTAGGGGTCAGATAAAATCTATAAGAGGGTTAGGAGTCCCTGATCCTAGAGGGGCGATGTATTACCCCCACATATATTAATCTTTCCATCACACACTATGAAAACGACAAAATTACTAGAACTTGCAACTAAGCATCATTCATTTACTGACTACATGACTGAGATTGTTTCCTACGACTCTAAGGGTAAACCCATTAGGAAACAACATAAGTTATGGGTATTTACTGAGGATTCTCTAAAGAAGTTTGTTCGTTCTATTGAGAAAGAGAATAAAAGGTCTTGTCTTTAATTGCATTATGGGGTATCCTTCTTCTTGTAATCTATAGAGGATTACAGACTTTGAAATCCAAATTCACGAAAAAATTCCCCGAGAAATTTTTTGTGTTAGAAAGGTTGATTATATCATGAAACAAATTGTATTCAGTGGGATTCCTATGGAAGGATACTTCATTGAGAGAGATGGTGATCAAGCGATTATCTACTCATCTAAGGTTGGTTATAGAAGGATGTCTATTCCTAAGAAAGGAAAATCGAATTATCCTAAGATTAAATTTCGTGTAAATGGTAAGAGTATTTCTGCTGATATACATAGAGTAATTGCAGAGAATTTAATTAAATTTCCTCGACCAAAGAGTATTTCTCCAGAGAGTTGGAAGAATATGCCAGATGATGTAAAGGATCACATTAAGTCTTTGTATTTTGTAAATCATATAGATCATGACAAATATAACTGTAATCTTTCTAATCTAGAGTGGGTTACATCGAAACAGAATCGTCATGCTTATATTAAACATCAGAATTCTGGAGCAGTATTGTATGGCTTATAAATTTCTTTTCTCTCTAATCGTAGTAATCATAGGATATAATCTAGATCCGACATTTTGGATTATGTGGCTGATTCTTGCTGCAATTCCATGGATGCCGTTTCTTTTTGTATTTGCAACCCTACTATTATTTCTTGTGTTTCTTTTTGTATGAATCCTATAATCCCAGAAGACATCTTTGAATGGAATCCGAATCATACCTTTTCTTTCGAGGATGGTGTGGTGATTTGTGATAACTGGTATCGATATCCTGAGAGGATTGAAGAGTTGTTTTTTAATTTTCCTGCTCCTCGAGGTAAATACAGTAAGACTAGTAAGAATTGGGTGGACTACTACGACTGTCGTCCCATGATTCCTTGTCACTTTCCAAGTAAATCGCTGGAACCCCTAGAGGTAATAGCAGAGATACTAAGAGAATGCTTTGTGGATTCGCTGTACGATCTGACCACCGAGATCTATGAGTTTAATGCCTATAAGAATATTCGACGTGGAGTAAGCAATAATCTACAACACCATCCACATATTGATGACGATGTGTTTAACTGCATCGTCTATCTGGATCGGATTGAGTCTGGTGGAACTGCAATCTATGATATGGAACGAATTCCTCTAAACGAAGAACACGATATACTATACGATGTGAGTGGAATACCAAAAAGAATTATTCCTGCAAAATTTAATCGAATGGTGATGTTCGATGGGAATATCATGCATGGTGGCTATATCGAAAATCACGATGCATACATAGATAACTGGCGTATAAATCATGCCATGTGTATGAAACCACTTGTCTTGCAAATCTAAACGGAGTATAATAAATCATGTTTAAATTTATCTTTCGCCATCGACAATACAAAATTGCCGTGACTATTATTGCAGACTCTCGAGAGAATGCACAAGAACAACTTATGACAAAATGGAATGAGATTGCAGAACTTGGGTGGGATGTTCCTCATCCATCAGCATTTGAAGCAGCAGAACAAATTATCCTATGAGCAAGATTCAAGAACTAGTCGATTTATGTACTGTCGATGGAATTGTAGATTATGAAATGATTACAAAAAACATCATCGATGAGTGTATGTTTGCATTTCTCATTTCTGTTGAAGCCAAGTTTAATCCAATTACTGCCAAGAATATTTTACTAGAACATTTTGAATTAGAAAGAGAAAACGATGAACTTGATTTCTGAAAATCAGGAAATGCGCTGGCACTTCCTTCACTCTGCCATGGCTCCAGCAGAAGAGTCTTGGCTCACTGGTCAATGTAAAGAAGTTTTCACACCAGAAGAATGCGCCAAGATTATCGAAATTGGTAAGTCTCAAGAAATGATGCAGGCACGACTTGGTGATGATAAGATTGAACCATCTGTTCGAGATTCTCGTGTTCGTTGGATTCTTCCAGAAGAAAACACAGACTGGATTTTTGAAAAACTAGAAGACACTGTAATGAGTGTAAATCAAGCACTGTTTCGTTTTGAACTTACTGGGTTTGCAGAAGGATTTCAATTTACAGAGTATACTGAACCTGGAGGTCACTACACTGCTCACATCGATAGAATGAATATCGGTGGAACTGTTCGAAAACTTTCCATGACTATACAGTTATCAGATCCTGCAGATTATGAGGGTGGTGAATTAGAGATTTTGTCAAATTTAGAACATCCAGAACTTGCACCAAAAGAGCAAGGAACTGCGTTCTTTTTTAATAGTCATTTGTTGCATAGAGTAAAACCTGTCACAAAGGGAACACGATATGCGTTAGTAGCATGGATCACTGGTCCAAGATTTAAATGAGGTTTATATGAAAGTTGCTGTTTGTTCCGATCTACATCTAGAGTTTGGTCCAATTGTCCTTGAAAACAAAGACAATGTGGAAGTGCTCATTCTCTCTGGAGACATTTTTGTTAATCATGATTTAATGGATCATGACGATCCCATGCCATCATATAAGTCTAAACAAATTCATGAGTTCTTTTACAACTGTTGTAATGTGTTTCCTCATGTTGTTTATGTTGCAGGTAATCATGAACACTATCATGGTGACTTTGCCACCACGCTAAAAGAAATCAAGCGTAAACTAAAGTATCTCCCAAATCTGCAGGTGCTTGATAAAGATGTCTGGGATTACAAAGAAGAGTATCGCTTTATCGGTGGCACTCTTTGGACTGACATGAACAAGGAAGACCCAATAACTCTAAATCACATCAAAGGTGTGATGAATGACTTTCGTTGTGTGAAAAATAGTGATCGTAGAGTTTATTCCAAAGTTCCAGTCTATGAAAAAGATGAGAATGGTAAGTATGTGATGGAAGAAGTTGGTTCTGGTCATACCAAGATGAAAGAAATTGGTATGAAGATGAAAGAGCAACCAGCAAGATTCTCTCCAGAAGATGCAGTGGAAGATCACAGAAAGATGGTGGACTACATCAAACTCATGTATTCAGAAACACCACCATGGATGAAAGTGATTGTTGTTGGTCATCACGCACCAAGTAAGGCATCGACACATCCACGTTATCGAGGTGAAACAATCGTCAATGGCGCATACTCATCAGATCTTTCTGAGTTTATCCTAGATCGTCCAGGGATTAAATTGTGGACTCATGGACATACTCATGAAGACTTTGACTACATGATTGGTGACTGTCGTGTTGTCTGCAATCCTCGTGGTTATGATGGATATGAAAGACGTGCAGCTTTCTTTGAACTAAAGGTAATTGACGTATGACATGGACGTTGATAGTACAGGAAGATCCAGAAACTGGTGATCAGATTCTGGAATTCCCAGATGATTTAATGGAGTCTGCTGGATGGAAAGAAGGCGACTCTATTGAATGGATTGATAACAAAGATGGTTCTTGGACACTAAGGAAGAAAGATGATACCAATTCCATTAAGTGAACAAGAAGAAACCATTCTTCAGTTGTTGGTTGAGAATTCTAATCTTAAACGAGAGATAGAAGAACTAAAATATCGAATTAAAGAATTGAATTGGTGTCTTGAGGAGAAAGATTGATGACTTTACCAAACGAAAGACGAATGTCCATTTTACGAACAGAAGAATTTTTAAAAGATCTTCTAAATCCAGTAAAAACACCAAGAGTCCCGAAAGAAATTCGTCAGCGAGCATCTTCTTGTCTACGTCACTTTCCATCAGAGTATCATATGGAACAGGCAAAAGAAGCTGCACCAAAAATTTTTGGTGAATGGGACTCAGAATACACTGAACATTCACAATATTACTACGATACGGAGCGAAACAAATGAGCAAAGTGTTTACAGATGTACATGTTTTTATGAAAGCGTGCGATCATGCAACACCAATTGAGCCAACAGAGCCTACTGCGCTGTCTGAACTCTATAAACAACTCATCGAAGAAGAATATAATGAGTTTCAAGAGGCAGTTTCCAACAATGATGATGCGGAACAGCTTGATGCATGCTTCGATATGATCTGGGTTATTGTTGCATATGCAAAAACACGTGGTTGGGACATTGATAAAGCGTGGGATGAGGGTGCAAAGAGCAATTTGTACAAGATTGACCAGCTGACTGGACGTGTTATTCGTCGCGAAGATGGAAAAATCTTGAAACCAAAGGACTGGCAACCCCCAAATTTTGCAAAATTCACCAAAATTGCTGAAAAACCAGCAGGAATTCGTTGACATTTATTGAAAAAACTGGTATAATAACATTATGATTAAACTTTACCTTGATATGGATGGTGTGATTTGTGATTTTAACAGCAAATTTGCAGAAATTATGCCAGAATTGCCTGACCATCAGCGTTTTCGTCATGCTGTGATGGATCACAAGATCTTTACACTGCTAAAACCAATGCCTGATGCCAAAGAATTGCTTGATTATGTTGCATGCTTGCGTCATATTGACATTCAAATTCTAACTTCTGTTGGAACTTTTGATGAACAACGTGGATATGAAGCAAAAATTCAAAAAAGATCATGGTTGGATCGAAATAATATCTTTTACCAAGCAAATTTTGTGAGATGTAAACCTGAAAAAGCAAATTTTGCTGATGACCAGTCTATTTTAATTGATGATTCTCCTGGATGCATTGATCCGTTCAACGCAAAAGGTGGTTTTGGTATTTTACACACAGATACTAAAAGCACGATTGAAAAGATTGAGAATGTTTTTAAGAAAATGAAAGAATTGAAAGCGTATAGATCATGAATGAATTATTTCGCCCAACACTAGAATGGATTAAAGATGATTGGAATAGTAATCGCTTTCGTTTTATTATTGAGTTGCTCGCTTGGGCTATTTCTATCGGTTGCGCCATCACTATGGCAGTCACAGTCCCCAACCCACCACTTCTTGTTCTTTATCCTATCTGGATTAGTGGTTGCGCTATGTATGCTTGGGCTGCTTATACTCGGAAATCATTTGGCATGTTGGCCAACTACATGTTACTAGTCACTATTGACATTGTTGGGTTAATTCGAATGGTGATTTAAATGTGGAGACTTTGGGCTAAAGCATTAGGAGAAAAAGCAAGTGAAGATAATGGTGAAGCGGACAAGGTTGCGATCGTCAGAACTATTATTGTACTATCTTATATTATTACTAATATTTTTATTATTGCTGGTGTTATAAGACATTGGTAAACTGATGAATATTTTTTACTTACACACAGACACTAAAGAATGCGCCAAGCAACATCTTGACAAACATGTTGTTAAGATGATTCTAGAATACGCACAACTTCTTTCAACTGCTCATCGACTTCTTGATGGTACAGAGTATGAAGGGCGTACTGTTAGAGGGACTCGTAAAGCCATGCGTTGGTTACTTAATGATGAACGTGAAACAGGATTGTACATGGCTTCTCACATGAAACATCCATCTGGTATTTGGTGTCGAGAAACATCAGAAAATTATAATTGGTTGTATTCTTTATGGCGTGATCTTATGCGCGAATATACATTTCGATATGGTAAACATCATGTAGCTGAAAAGTTAATCCCATATCTGGATAATATGCCGACTAATATAAAAAGTGGTAAAATAACTCCAATGCCACAGTGTATGCCAGATCAATACAAAGTTCCTGGAAATTCTATTCAAGCATATCATAATTATTATATTGGTGATAAACAAAGATTTGCAGTTTGGACTAATCGTCCAATCCCTCAATGGTATGTAGATGCATATCGTGCACAAAACCATAAAGCAATTGCTATAAAAGAATCAGATAAAGTAAGATTCAAGATGGTACCAGCATAAATACAGATGTAAGGAGTTATTATGCCAACGTATTCATTTCGAAATAAAGAAACTGGTGATGTGTTCGATCAATCTATGCGTATTTCAGAACGCGAAGATTTTCTCAAACAAAATCCCCATTTAGAATCTATCATCACTGGTGCGCCTGCGTTTACTGGCGACCATATTAGTGCTGTCAAAAAACACGACACAGGGTTTAAGGAGGTTCTTCAACGAATTCATGAAAAAACACCAGGAAGTCAGTTAAATAAAACATCTAGTCAATTATAATTAAAAGGAAGACTAATGGCTCGTAAACCATCAGCAACTAAAACATTAGAAAATGAAGAACACTGTGAGCCAAGAGAAGGAACAAGAAGCAATAAACCTATTAATAATAGTTTAAAAATTAGAATTGATGATTTAAAAACTTTTGATCCATTAACATCAAATCAAAAGTTATTTTTTGATGCATATAAAAGGCAAGACTACTTTATAGCATTACATGGTGTGGCAGGAACAGGTAAAACATTTATTGCTTTATATAAAGCAATAGAAGAAGTCTTAGACAAGAGTAATCCTTTTAATAAAATTATTATTGTTCGTTCTGCAGTTCCTTCAAGAGAAGTTGGGCATCTTCCAGGGTCTATTGACGAAAAAACTGAAATTTATCGTCAACCTTATCAGCAAATTTGCCAAACTTTATTTGGTAGACCTGATGCATACCAAAGACTTGAAGAACAACATCATATTGAATTTATTTCTACATCATTTATTCGTGGTATGTCTTTTGATGATGCTATTATTATCGTAGATGAGATGCAAAATTTAACCTACGAAGAAATCGATACAGTTATGACTCGTGTTGGTTATCGCTCTAAAATTATTTGGTGTGGTGACTATCGTCAAACTGATTTAAATAAACGTAAAAACGATATGAGCGGTATTTTAAAGTTTTTTGATATTGCCTCTCATATGTCAGCATTCACTCGTATTGAATTTACACCAGATGACATTGTTCGTTCATCGTTGGTAAAAGAATATATTCTTGCTAAATTAAAATACGAAGATCTAGTAGAAGGAAACTAAAATGTTAATTACAGGTGCACAATTTAAACAACTATTCCCAAAATCTCAAGATCCAGATACTTGGGCAGAATCCATGAATAGTGTTTTTCCAACATATGAGATTAATACACCACAACGTGTTGCAGCTTTTCTGGCTCAATGTGGTCATGAGTCTGGTGGGTGGACAGTATTCGAAGAAAATCTAAACTATTCTGCTAAAGGACTAATGGGAATTTTCAAAAAGTATTTCCCTACAGAAGAATTGGCTAATCAATATGCTCGTCAGCCACAAAAAATTGCTAATCGTGTTTATGCTAATCGTATGGGCAATGGTGATGAATCTTCTGGTGACGGATGGTTGTATCGTGGACGTGGTCCAATTCAGTTGACTGGAAAAGCAAATTATATTTCTTTTGCAAAAGATATGTTTGAAGACTGGGAAAATGTAGTTCAAAATCCAGACTGGGTTACTGCAGATCGTGATTTTGCTCTTATGTCTGCTATTTGGTTTTGGAATAAAAACAAATTAAATAAAGAAGCAGACGCTGGTGATATTAAAACAATGACACGTAAGATTAATGGTGGATATATTGGTCTTGAAGATCGAATTCATCATTATGAAGAAGCCATTCATCTTCTAGGATAATTATGATATATTATCATAATGATTTTATTGGAGTTTTTGAAAATGTCTTGACGAAAGATGAGTGTCAAGACATTATTAATTATTTTGATAATTCCGAAAAGATCGGTGATGTCTGGTCTAGACAATTAAGTGAAAATAAAATTGCAAAAACAAAGAAAAATGATTCAACATGTTTTATAGATTTTAGAAAAGAATATTGTTTCACAGGCGCACCTTTTATTAATATGATTAATGAAAAGGTATATGAATGTTATCTCTTATATAAAGAAACATATGACATACTTTCTTCTGTAGAAGAACATATACTAACGCCATCTATTCGGATACAAAAAACTCAAGTAGGTGGTGGTTATCATTTATGGCATTGTGAACATGGTAGTATTCAAGTTGGTAGTAGACTTCTTGCGTGGACAATATATCTAAATGATGTACATGAAGGTGGAGAAACAGAGTTCTTATATCAGCATATGAGAGTTCCATCAAAGCAAGGGTCTGTTTGTATATTTCCTTCTGGATTCACTCATGCACATCGCGGTAATCCACCTCTAAGTAATGACAAATATATTATCACTTCTTGGATAGAATATATTAAATGAATCATACGTACAAAACTATTTTTATTAGTGATGTACATTTAGGTACTCGTGATTCGCAAGCTGAAAAATTAAATAACTTTTTGAAACATAACACCTGCGAGACTTTATATCTTGTTGGTGATATTATTGATGCTTGGAAGATACAACAGAATAAGTGGCGTTGGAAACAATCACATACAAATGTAGTTCGTAGAATTCTTGGTCACGCTAAACGTGGCACAAGAGTTGTGTATGTCGCTGGTAATCACGATGAATTTTTAAGACCAATGATTCCTTATGGATTCTCATTTGGTCTAATTGAAATACAAAATCAAACTGAGCACGTAGGTGTAGATGGAAAACGATATTTGGTTACACATGGAGATTTGTTTGATGGTATAACAAGACTTGCTCCTTGGTTAGCATTTCTTGGTGATAAATTATATGACTTAGTGCTTGATTGGAATTCAAGATTTAATTGGATTCGTCATAAGATGGGATTTGGTTATTGGTCATTATCAAAATATTTAAAGCATAAAGTAAAATCTGCAGCAGACTTTATGTTTCAGTTTGAAAAAAATATTTCAGCTTATTGTAAAAAACGTGGGTTTGATGGTGTAATTTGTGGGCACATTCACCATGCTGAAATAAAAGAAATTGATGGTGTCGTTTATATGAACGATGGTGATTGGGTTGAATCATGTACTGCTTTGGTTGAACATCACGATGGAAGATGGGATATCGTAACTTGGACTAAGGAGAAAGACTATGAAAGTTCGCAAACTAATCAAGAAAATGTATGAAGCATGTTTGAAGCATGATAAAGAACAAGAAAAAAAACTTTGGCGTAAAGCACTAAAGAAATCTTTAAAGCATAAACACACTGAAGCGATTAAATGAAATTAGAAGATAAGATTACGATTGTTGTT